GAGGATAGTGATGCTTTCTTCATCATCACAGACGTTCCAAACGGAATGAAGCATTTCGTTAGAACTCCTATGGCTACTGGCATGGACGGAGATTTCAACACTGGAAACGTAAGATACAAGGCGAGAGAGAGATATTCTTTCGGTGTATCTGATCCACTTGGAATTTACGGTTCAACAGGAGCTGCGTAAACTAGCAAACTAAGGGGGGCTTAATTGCCCCCTTTAACTTTCACCTTGACAGCGAAAGCTGACTTGCCAAGACAAGGAGATTAAGATGGCAAACACAACTTTTAAAGGAACATTACGTTCTGAGGGTGGCTACTCATCAATAGCCACAGCAACAGGCACAGGAACAGAAACCACACAGATGTCTATATCATCTGCAGGTTTTGCCTCACTTGATGCAAACAAACTAGCTACCGAAGCAGGTACAGGTATCACAGGCGGTACAGGTACTATCTATAGAAGCTCTGTAATCAGAGAAGGTGGTATTATCAGGACAAGTATCTTGATTGATCTTACAGGTCTACGATCCACAGCCAGTGGTGATATCATTGGTGTAGACGGAACATCAAACGTATGTCACATCGGTCAAATCACAGCAGCCAGAAACGGAACTATATTAGCAGGTAGAATGACTTGCTTTGAAGCTCCTACTGGTGGTGATCCAGACATAAACGTACACTCAGCCACTGAAGGCACAGGTGTCGAAGATGGTGCGATCAGTAGTTTAACGGAAACATTATTGGTAAACGCAGGAGATGCTACATTGGGTAGTGTTGTTATATTTACAGCCGTACCTGCAGCCGATGAGTTTTTATACTTGACATTAGGTGATACAACCAACGCAGACTACACAGCAGGAAAGTTACTTATAGAACTGTTTGGCTACGAAGCGTAATTAGGGGGATAACATGGCTGATGCAGTAACATCACAAACCCTCTTTGACGGTGACAAACACGTTGTTATGAAATTTACAAACATTTCTGATGGCACAGGTGAGTCAGCCGTTAAAAAGGTCGATGTCAGTGCATTGGAATCAGATATAAATGGCAATACTTGTACTAGTGTTGCCATAGAGAAAATCTGGTGGCAGTGCATAGGCATGAAGGTTAGAATGTTCTTCGATGCAAGTTCTGATAAGTTTATAATAGAGTTAGGTGAGAATCAGAGTGGGTATCATGACTATAGTGAGTTTGGTGGTATAAAAAATAACGCAGGGTCTGGAAAGACAGGTGATATTGACTTTACCACTGTGGGTCATTCTAGTGCTGATACATATACTATCATTCTGAAGATGCGTAAAACATACTAACGTGTTCGATCCAGTAACTATCTCTGCTGCTGTCGCTACGGCAAGCACAGCTTTTAACGGCATAAAAAGGGCGTTTCAGGCAGGTCGTGACTTGGAATCCATGTCGCAAGACCTATCCAGATGGATGGGTGCTGTTAGTGATGTGGATGCAGCGCATAAATCTGCCAAGAACCCTACCATGCTTCGTAAAGTTTTTAATAGGGGAAGCATTGAGCAGGAGGCAATAGAAGCCTTTACTGCCAAAAAGCGTCTGGAAGAACAGCGATACGAGCTTCAGCAGTTTATTAAGTTTACACATGGAACAGCAGCTTGGGATGAACTTCTTCGTATGGAAGGGCAGATAAGGAAGCGTAGGCAACAAGAAATATATGATAAAAAGATATTTAGAGAAAAAGTTATTGGCGTTGTGGTACTTACCATTGTCCTTAGTGTTGGCATTGGTTTTCTTGGTCTTTTCGTCTACACCCTTATGGGTTTCGACAGAGGATGGTGGTTATCGGACTAGGGATAAATGCGTCAGGAAAGAAGGTGGACAGGAAACCTTTGAGTGGGTTTGCACTGACGGAATTATTATCTATGTGGCACAATCAGAGAATATCAAGCAATGTTTCACTTGTTTTTTAAAGAAATTTAGTGATTGGACATGGGAACAAGAGATTAGACGAGGCATAAGAGAAGACCCAAAGTATGTAACCTGTAGACGATATAAAAGAAAAAAAGCTAAGAATGGACAGCAAGTGTGTTTATACAAAGGAGCAAATGATACTTACACCCTAGTAGTAGAGGGTGAGTGTCCTGTAGAGTTTCAATGTCGATATGATCCTGGTGGAAAGGAACCTAACATAGATCAAGTCCTAGATAGCTTGAATGATAGTTTTAAAGAATGAAAACGCTTGTATTTGTATTGATAATTTTAGAGGGAACACAGATTTACGATGAATCTTTACAATATGGGAGCATAGATAAGTGTAGTTGGTATGCCAATAAGATAAACTTTTACAATGAGAGACAAACAAGAAACACCTACTCAGCTTACTGTAAACCATTAGTGATTGAAAAGAATGAGGAATAATATTATAAATAGAATATATTGGAGGCTCTAATGGCAGTTGTAACACCAGACTTACCAGAGATATTTGAAGAAGCCTTTGAGAGAGCAGGGCTTGAAATGCGTTCTGGTTATGACCTAAAGACAGCTAGGCGTAGCTTTCAGATATTAACATTAGAGTGGCAAAACAGAGGTATAAACCTTTTTACTATAGAATCTGGTACATTATCGCTATCAGCAGGCACAGCCACATACACTATGCCATCAGATACGATTGATATAATTGAGCATACTATTAGGACAGGCACAGGAACATCACAGCTTGATACAAATGTAAACAGAATAAGTGTTTCTACGTTTGCCCAAAAATCAAATAAGAATACACAAGGTAAGCCAACGCAAATATTTGTACAAAGACTAGCAGGCTCCACGACAGTCACGTTGCACCCTGTTCCAGACACGACATACACGTTAGCATTTTTTAGACTAAAGGGCATCGATAGTATTGCAACTGGTATAACAGGAACAACAACAAGCTTTGTGCCACCACGGTTTGTGCCGTGTCTCGTGGCAGGATTAGCATATTATATAGCTATGAAGAAGCCAGAAGTGGCTGATAGAGTTCAGGCTTTAAAACAAGAGTATGAGTTTCAGTTTGAATTAGCAGCAGGGGAAGACACAGAGACAGCCTCTATAAAGTTTGTTCCCTATAATACATTCTTCACGAGTGTCTAATGGCTTATGCTAAGGGAAAATACGCTTTTGGAATATGCGATAGAACAGGTTTTCGCTATCCTATAGAAGACCTTGTATATGAGTTTACCAATGGTAAAAGAAATGGTTTGAGGGTTGGAAGAGATGTGGTTGATCCAGATCATCCACAAAACTTTGTCGGTCAGATAAAGAGTGACGATCCTCAGTCCATAATTGATGCAAGACCAGACCGAACAGAGCCTTTAGAGTTATCTGTTGGTGTTGCTCAGTTTGACGATTTTGATTTAAAAATATCGCCAATTTTTGGTCTGGTTGGCGTTGTCACGGTAACAACAAGTTAAGGAGATAAGATATGCCGATGAAAAGAAATAAAAAAGGTTATGTAGGTGGTGGAAAGATGAAGAAGAAAGGCATGGCTGCAGGTGGTAGAACCACTATGAAAAAGCAGATGATGCGTGGTGGTGGAGCCATGAAGAAGAAGGGTTACGCTATGGGTGGAGCCACAATGAAGAAGAAAATGATGAAGGGTGGTGGAGCGACAATGAGCCTTGCTAAGATAAGAGCTGCTGCTAAAGCTAAGGGATACAAACTAACCAAAGTATAAAATATGCCTTATCTACAAAGTAACATCCCACATTTCAAATGTTGGGTACGGAGGGAGTATACCCATAATCACCAAAAGTATCATGGTGAGTTTCTTCACGCTATGGCTATTGCCGTGACAACAATGCCAAATAGATGTCTTAGTTTTCAAGTTATATTTACAGGCTGTGAAACCGATGACACGGACGAGCCTAATGTACATGGTGGAGCGATGTGGGCTAGAATGCCAATTACGGCTTTAGTAGCAGATACTCCAGTTGAGGAGTGGGCAGAACCCATGCCTGTTCACTATGCGCAGCCGTGGGATTGTTCCTCCCTCCACCACGCTGTGTATGTTTTGGATAGGGCTACACCATGTCCTTGGTTAGCAAAGATAGGCAAAGACTTCTACCCTGCTAAATATTTATTTACTGTGGACTATGTAGATAGTGAAATAGCTGATGATCCTGCACAACACAAGCAAAGTCATGTATTAGAATTGCTAGACGCAGGTCAGTGGACAGGAAATATAGTAGCATTGCCTAACAACAGAGTGCGTGTTACACATCCTGCATGGTTTGAAACAGGAGAAGGGCCACCTGATTTCTTGCCATCACAGCATATACACTACTCCAAGTCGGATTTGGATTATGTCTTGGATGTCAACCAGATATTTGATAATCTATACGCAAAAAGTAAGAGCAAGAAATGAACTACACAGAACTTACAGCGTCAATAAAGGAATACACGGACAATACCGAAACAACTTTTGTCAGTAATATTCCTAACTTTGTAAGGCAAACAGAAGAAAGAATATATCGATCTATCCTTATACCAGAACTCAGAAAGAATGTAACAACATCGCTGACCACGAGTAATAGGTTCTTAGCAAAGCCAACAGATTTCCTAGCTGTATTTTCTATTGCTGTTGTAGATGGCAGTAGTAATTACTCTTTCTTACTACCAAAGGATGTAAACTTCATACGAGAGGCATATCCTGCAACAGGAACAACAGGGCTTCCTTTGTATTACTCTTTGTTTGATGGAGACAACTTCTTATTAGCTCCCACTCCAGACTCTACATACACAGTACAACTGCACTACTATTACGATCCACCATCAATAGTTACATCAGCTACATCTTGGTTAGGAGATAATGCAGAGGCAACTTTGTTGTATGGGGCATTACTAGAGGCTTATACATTTATGAAGGGTGAAGCTGATATAATATCGTTTTACAAAACACGGTATGATGAGGCTATGGCAGGATTACAGCAACTTGCTGATGGCAGAAACAAAAGAGATAGTTATAGAAACGGTGAACCAAGGATAATGTAATGTTAATGGAACTACCCAAAACACCTATAGTAAACGTACACACCACAGAAAATAGAGGCTTTACGCCAGAAGAAATAGCCAAGAGGTGTTCTGATAAAATAGTAGAAGTAAGTGAAACAGCATCGCCAGATGTTAGAGAACAGGCAAGAGCCTTCAAAGAACACCTAGAAAAAGTTATAGCGTTTTATATGAAAGAAGCTATAAAATCAGACAGAACAACTATTTACAACGCTATTAAAGATGC